CTTTTGTTTTCCTCTCTGAAGGGTCGCGAAGGAGGTGTAGCATGGCAAAATTAAGCAAAGAAACCAAGATTAAGCGGCGCTTGGCAGAACTTAATAAAATCTACTCCAAGCTGCCCGAAAAGAAGCGAAGTATCGCGGATCCACTGATAAAGAATGCCGCATTCATGGAAGTGGAACTCGAAGAACTGCGTCAGATCATTGCAGAGAACGGTGCAAGTGAAGAATATAAGAACGGTGAGAACCAGTACGGCCGTAAAGCATCGGCAGATCTGCAGAGTTACAACGCTCTGCTGAAATCCTACAACATGGTTAACAGCAGACTGGAGGCAATGCTCCCGCCGGAAGAGGAAGTCGATGAACTGACCGCTTTCCTCGGCGGTGAAGAATGAATTATATATTCGCCTATTATCAGGCGATTCTGGACGGCTCTGAGCAGGTATGTGAGTGGATTCGACTGCTGTATCAGATCATCGTTGAAGGCATCGAGGACGGCACATATGTCTTCTCGGCAAAGAAAGCGAACAGAGCAATCGCATTTATCGAGAAGTTCTGCCGGCACAACAAAGGGAAGTTAGGCGGTCAGCTGATTCAGTTGGATCTGTGGGAAAAGGCGGGCATTTCCGCCATGTATGGAGTCCTCGATCATGAAGGACGCAGGCAATTCACAGAGATCTTTTGGATTGTAGGACGGAAATGCGGTAAGACGCTGATCGCATCGGCAGTAATGGCTTATGAAGCATACTGTGATGGCGAGTTCGGCTCTGAGATCTATTGTGTGGCGCCGAAGCTGGACCAGTCCGATCTGGTCTATTCTGCATTTGAGTTCACTAAGGATCATACACCGGCATTTGCTTCGATCACTAAGAAGCGCAAGACTGATCTGTTCATCCAAAAGACGAATACCACGATCAAGAAGATCGCATTCAACGAAAAGAAAGCTGATGGCTATAACCCGATGCTGACAATCTGTGACGAGATGGCGGCATGGCCGGCAGAGCGCGGTCTAAAGCAGTATGAGGTTATGGTTTCCGGAACAGGCGCAAGAGAAGAGCCGATCACGCTGTCGATCAGTTCCTCTGGTTATGTAAATGGCGGGATCTTCGATGAGTTATATGCACGCGGGACGAGATTCCTGAAAGGCGGATCAGGTGAAAAGCACTTCCTTCCGCTTTTTTATATGATCGACGATGTTACCAAATGGGATGACATCAATGAATTAAAAAAGTCATTGCCTGGGCTTGGTGTGTCTGTTTCGGTCAAGTTCATTCTTGACCAGATTGATATTGCCCGCGAGTCACTCAGCAAAAAGGCTGAGTTTATGACTAAGTACTGCAACATTAAGCAGAACTCTTCGCAGGCATGGCTGGATGCAGTTGTTGTCGAGAACGCATGCGGTGATCACTTGGATCTGAATGACTTCCGAGGCAGTTACTGCATCGGAGGCATCGACCTGTCGCAGACAACCGACTTGACGGCATGCACGATTGCCATCCAAAGAAACGGCAAAATATTTGTGTTCGCAAAGTTTTTTCTGCCGGCGGAGAAGATCGACGAGGCAACCGAGCGGGATGGATTACCTTACAGGGCATACATCCAGCGGGGAATCCTTCAGCCGAGTGGAGACAACTTTATTGACTACCACGATGCGGAGAAGTGGTTCACGGACATGGTTCGCGAGTATGAGATATATCCGCTCAAAATCGGGTATGACAGATACTCAGCACAGTATCTGATTAACGATATGAAGTCCTTCGGATTCCATATGGACGATGTTTACCAGGGCGAGAACCTGTATCCGGTCATTCAGGAAGTCGAAGGTTTAATGAAAGATGGAGTCATCTGTATAGGTGACAATGATCTTCTGAAGATTCATTTGCTGAATTCCGCAATCAAGATGAGCACGGAAAGAGGTAGAGGTAAGTTAGTTAAACTGTCGCCAAACGGCCACATAGATGGAACGGCGAGCCTTCTGGACACATTCACTGTGCGCCAGAAATGGTGGAATGAGGTCGGCGCACAACTGGCGAATGAGAGGTGAGAAAAATGGGGCTTTTTGAAAAATGGTTTCCCAAGAAACACGAACAGCTTCAGCCGACCGGATACTTTCGGCTGCTGAATGGTTATAGTCCTGTGTTTACAACATGGGACGGTCAGCTATATGAATCCGAACTGGTAAGATCTGCGATCGATGCCAGGTCGAGACACATCAGCAAACTGGAGATACGGATCGACGGCGCAGCAAAACCAAAACTGCAGACGAAACTCGCAAAGAAACCTAACGATCTGCAGACATGGCCTCAGTTCCTGTACAGGCTGAACACCATTCTCGACATGAAGAACACCGCGTTCATCATGCCGGTGTACGACAGGTACATGGAGCAGGTCGGTATTACAAGCGTGTATACAGCGCGTTGGGAACTGATCCAGACGAGGGATGGCACACCGTGGCTGAGACTGTACTTCGATGACGGCAGAGTGATGGCTGAAGAGCTGTCAAATGTCGGAATCATGACAAAGTTCCAGTATAAGTCTGATCTCTTTGGGGAAACGAACAGAGCATTGGACGATACGATGCAGCTGATCGACGTGCAGAAGCAGGGCATCGAGGAAGCGGTGAAGTCATCCGCATCCTTTAGATTCATGGCCCAGAGCAATAACTTCGTCGCTCCGGAAGACATGAAGAAAGAGCGCGAAAGGTTCGCTTCCTATGCAATCAAAGGCAACGATTCACAGTTCCTGCTGTTCCCGAATACATACACGAACATTCAGCAGATTCAGTCGAAGCCGTTCACGGTGGACGCTGAACAGCAGAAGCTGATTCAGACGAACGTGTTCAATTACTACGGAGTGAATGAAAAGGTTCTCCAGAACTCGGCGTTGGGTGATGATCTCGATGCCTTTTTCAATGGGGCAATCGAACCGTTCAGCATTCAGCTGAGCGAAGTGATGACATCCATGCTGTTCACACAGATGGAACAGGCTCACGGATCTGCGGTATATGCCACTGCGAACAGGCTGCAGTACATGCCTGTTGCGCAGAAGATCGCTATGGCTCAGCAGCTGGGCGACAGGGGAATGATTCTGATCGACGAGGCAAGGGCGCTGTTCAACTATCCGCCTCTGCCGGATGGCAATGGCCAGCACGCACCGATCAGAGGTGAGTTCTACATGGTCGGAGATGACCGAGGAGATGAAAATGGCGAGCAATCAGAATAGAGAATACCGCTCGTTTGCCGAGATCAGGGCAAGCGGGCAGGAATACAGACTTGATGGGTATGCATCCACATTCGATCCGTATGTCATGGCAGTTGATGACAAAGGGAACGAATACAAAGAGCAGATCAGTCCTCATGCATTCGACGAGTGCGACATGTCGGATGTTGTTTACAGGGTTGATCACATGGGGATGGTATACGCCAGATCAACGGCAGGAACCGTGAAAGTCGACGTCGACGATCATGGTCTGCATACAGACATCGACCTGTCGCGTACTGCGAACTCTAGAGCGCATTACGAAGATGTACAGGCCGGTAATTATCCGCAGATGTCTTTCTGTTTCACAGTGCCGGAAGGCGGAGATCACTACGACAAGGAAAGCCGAACAAGAGTGATCGACAAAATCGCGAAACTGTATGACGTATCTGCGGTATCGTTCCCGGCGAATCCGGGCACGGAATTGCATGCTCGTGACTACTTCAACGGAGTGATTGAAGCAGAGAAAGCGGAGCGACTGGAAAGCGAGCGCAAAGACAAAGCGAGGAAGACACTCGCATTACGCATCAAGATGATGCAGGAGGGCTGAATACATGGAAATCAAAGAGATGAACATGGAACAGGTCGAGGCGAGAGTCGCCGAGATCAAAGAAGAGATGAAAGCCGACGATGCCGATATCGATGCGCTGACATCTGAGTTCGACAGTCTGGAAGAACGCAAAAATGAGATCATTGCCAACGCCGAAAAACGCAAGGCTCTGATCGAACGTGTTGCTTCCGGAACCGAAGGAGTGGTTATTGAAGGCCACAAAGAAGAGGAAAGAAAAATGGAAGAAAAGAAAGTTTACGGAGTTGATTCTCCGGAATACCGCGACGCTTTCTATGCTGTTCTCGGCGATTATGCTACTCCCGAACAGCGCGCGATCGTTGTAGACAGCACAGCACCCGGCGATGGTGACGCAATCGCAATCCCGAAGTCCCTCGACACAAAGATCTGGGACAATATTCACACAGCACATCCGATTCTGGCTGACATCACAACTGTCAATTCCGGTGTTGCTATGGAAGTCACAAAGCACACTGCAATCGCTGTCCGCACTACCAAGAAACTCGACAGCGCAGCTACTCCGGCAGAGGAGGCAAATACCTTCGTCAAGGTCGTGCTCTATGGTTACGACTATGAGAAGTATGTCACTCTGACATACGCAGAGGCTAAGATGTCTCAGGGTGCTCTGGAGGACTACCTTGCTAAAGAGATCGCTGATGAAATCGGTGAATCTATGGCAAAGGATGTTTTCGCTCAGATCCTGACAGATGCTGGTAATGGCCAGAAAGTCACTCCGGCATCCGGTTCTACTCTGTTCGAAAACATTAAAGCAGCGCTTGCGCTGGCAACAGGCGCAGCTACTCCGGTTATCTATGCTCCGTCAACCAACTACTATGAAATCGTCGGCGCGATCAATGGGGCTGGTGGAAATCCGTTTAATATCGGCACAACACTCGGTTGTACAGTCAAGATGGACAACGCTGCCACAAAGGTCACTATCGTTGATCCGAAGAAGTATGTCCAGAACGTCGTACAGGCTGTCATGATCGAATCTGACAGAGACATCAAGGCTCACAAGGTCATCGTTTCTGGTTACTGCCGTGCTCAGGGCACTCTGAGACACAACAAAGCAGCATCCTGGATCGACTAACAGGTAACCGGCAATGCTGGAAAAGGTCAGACTGGCGCTCCGGATCACAACCGAAGCATTCGATGCTGAGCTGACTGATCTGATCAACGCTGCCTATCTCGATCTCGGCATTGCCGGTGTATCTGAGACAGAAGAAACTGATCCGTTAATCATCCGCGCAGTATGCACAT